GGCGACACCGACGCCGCCTGCCACCGCCCCACCGACACCGAGGCCGGTGAGCACCTTCCAGGCGCCTTGCAGGGCTGCGAACGCCTTGAGACTCACGTTGAGCGCCTTAATGGCGACGGACACGCCGAGGATGGCCTTGCCGATGGCGACAAGCTTCTCAGGCTGGATCGCGGTGATGTTGGCGACGAAGCCTCTGAGCTGCGGCAGCAGCTCCTGGACGACGGGAAGCAGCTGCTCGCCGAGTTCGATACGGAAGTTCTCGAGTTCGGCACGGAGGATGCGCTGCGAGTTGGCAAGACCGTCAGAGGTGCGGGCAAAGTCGCCCTGTTGCAGCTGCGTCTGCGCGAGGATTTCAGCGTAGGCCGCCAGCGTCTTTTGCTGCGGGGTGAGCGCTTGGTCGGTGGTCTCGATGATGCCTTCGCGCAGGGCCCGCTGCTGAAGCGTGGCAGCGTCGAGGAGGACACCGAACTGCCGGATGGGCTCGGACTCGCCGCGCAGAGCTGCGCCGAGGGCGGTGATGGCGGTGTCGACGTCGGTGTTGTTAAACGATGCGAGGTCGGATGCCAGAGTGACCAGGTCGGTCGTGAAGCCGACGAGTTCGTCGCCGGACAGTCCTGCGGCGGTTCCAAAGATGCCGAACGTCTGTGCGGCCTCGAGGGCGTCCTGCCGGGACTGACCAAGGGCCTGTGAGGCGTCTCGGGCGAACTGCTGCAGCTGCGCGGACGCGCGCCTGCCAAACACCTGCTCGACTGCCGACGACGTCTCGTCAAAGTCTGAGGCGGCGTTGACGGCCGATGCACCAAGGGCTCCAATAGCGCCGATGGCAACGTTGGCAAACTTGGACGCCTGCTCGACACCCTTGGAGAACTTGCGAAAGTTGCCGCCGGCCTTGTCGAGCTGCGAGCCAAAGTTGGAAACGTCGGCCAGCAGGCTGAGCTTGAGCGTGCGGAGGGTCTGTGATGCCATCAGTCACGCCCCCAGGTGTCGGCGACCTTCTGTGCGCCCTCGATCCAGCGGCGCAGGATGTTCGGCTGCAGCCGCTTGAGCCGGGGGAACAGCCACCAGCCGCGGTTGCCACGGCCCTCGCGTGGCGAGCGTGGCGGGCCCTGCAGACCGCCTCGAACGCCGGCTGCGCGCTGCGCCTGGTTGCGGAACCGTTCCCGCTGCCGGTACTCGGGCGAGCCGAACTCAGACAGGAACAGGATGCTGCCGGTGGCGACCCTGCGGCCGTCGTCGGTCGTGTACCGCTTCGCGCCGCCAAGGGTCACGGACGGGGTCCGGTCGCGGGCGACACGGGCCGACTGGGCGACGAACGAGGCTTGTTCGGGGTACCAGCGTGTGCCCCGGGCGGCGTTGCGGAACTCCGAGACCAAGTCCTCGCTGATTTCTTTGGAGAGGTCGCGCAGGTCGACGTTGGCCTGCTTGTCCATCTTGGAGAAGGCCCGCAGGATGCTCTTGATGTCGCGGTCGTCGAGCCGGACGGTCACACGACCGGCCTTGGACTTGGCGGTCGTCGTGGGCATCTCAGGGCCTCCTGTGGGCCTCCTGCAGCTGCTCCTCGGCGGTGAGGAGGTCTGCCAGGTCGTTCCAGTCGTTCGGTGCGGTGCCGGTCGCTAGGGCGACGCTCACTCGGCGTCGTCCGAAGCTTCCGGCGGGGTAGGGCCCGGAATGGCGCCCTGCCGGAACTGCGGGAAGCCGACGAGCTCCCGGTGCCACGACGGCAGGTCGCCGTCGTGGACACCGGTGCGCTTGGCGGCCTCGTAGGCGAGGTACGCGACGTCCTTGATGCCCGGAGGGTTGTTCTCGTCTCCGAACGTCACGAACGAGCGTCCGGCCCAGCTCTCCCAGCCGACCCAGTCTGCGAGCTCGAGCTCGAGGACGAGGTGGCCACGGTCTCGGTGTTCTACCTCGACCCAGGTGCCGGTTGCCATGTGTCTCTCCTATCAGACGGCGACGATCGTCGGGGTCGTGTTGCGGTCGCCGGTCAGCGTGAACGTGATGGACGAGGCGTTCGGGCCGTCGCCCGACATCGGCGGAACCTCGGGGAACACGTTGCCGGACACCGTCGTCGTGGCGTTCGGGCCGACGGCGACGAGGGTGAAGGCCAGCGACGTGTCGGGCGACGTCAGCGCGGCGGAGGACAGGGCCTCGCACAGCGAACTGGTCGTGCCCCAGTCCGAGTACATGTTGACGTCGAGCGTGTACTCGAACGTCAGCGTCTTGTACACGGGACCGTCGAGCGTCTCGAGAACCTCGCGGTTGTTCGTGTAGGTGAACGTGGTGCTGATGGTCTGGGCGTCGAACGTGTTCCCGTCGATGGTGAGGGTCAGGTCCTGCCCGGTGAGGATGGTGGCCATGTTGGGCTCCTAGGAGGGTGTGGCGAGGGTAGTGACCTGAACGTCGGACACGAGCAGGTCGGATGGGCCGATGGTCTCGACCGACGGGGGTGATACGTCGCCGACCTCCCAGCCTCGCGGCAAGTTGTCGAGGACGGCGAACACGAGCGACTCGAGCTGGTCGAGCGAGCCTTGGTTGTCGAGGTTGGCGACGATGCAGGTCAGCCGAAACGTGACCTGCACCTGTGGGGATGCGGGCCGGCCGAGGGTGACCGGGGCGATCCACGGGTTGCCGGGGACGATGACGACGGTCGGCGGGATGACGACTGGCGGCGGGTAGGCCGTGGTCGAGTAGTCGATGCCGGCGTCGGTGAGGGCCGTCGCCAGCGTGCTGCGGAGCGACGACAGGTTCATCCGACCATCGTCCCTACGTCGAGGTGCGGGGCGAGGAGGCCCTGAACGCGGCCGATGAGGCTGCGGCCGAGGCGGAACGGTCCGGGCTGGAAGTCGACGCCTTGTATGACGCCGCCGGGGGCGACGCGGGCCTGCCAGATTTCGACGGCGAGCATCATGCACGCCTCGAGGACGAGCGGGTCGGTGGAGTAGACGTCTTCGGATGCCTGGTCGACGATGAAGCCGTGCGGGATGATGGCCTGCTCCTCCGTAATCGGAGGCTGCTGGTGGGACAGCTCGAACGTGACCGTGTTGTACAGCTGCTCCTCAGTGGGCAGGTACGAGTAGGGCCAGTACGTCGGCCAGGGCCACAGCGGCCGGGGCGGCTGCTCGGCCGTGTACCCGATTGCGGTGACGGTGGCAGGTCCGTTGAGGTGTGCGGGCAGGCCGGACGTGACGACGGTCTGTCCGACGTACAGCTTGTGAAAGCCGACGGTGCGGGCCTTGACCTCGTCGCCGGTTTCGCAGCACAGCTGGTCGATGGGGTACTCGTACCGGGACAGCATGGACAGGACGAGGTTCGTCGCGGCGGTGGACACGTTCGTCAGCTGCGCGTCGGGGTAGAGGTCTCCGACGTTCAGGACGGTCTTGAGTTCCGCCAGGTCGACGTAGTTCGCCATGCTCGGGCCTCCCGGTGCCGGGGCCGCCGTCAGGAGAGTGAACGGCGGCCCCGGCGGTTGGTCACGGGGTGACGGTGAGGTAACGCGCGGCCGTCGGGTGCTTGAGCGCGAGGGCGACGTAGCCGTAGACGGCAACCTCGACCTCGAGCGACGAGACGTCCTGGACCGAGATTTGCACCGGCGCACCGGCGGCCTCGTAGAACGTGGCGAACGCGGAAGGGTAGACGAGTCCGGCGTAGTTGGCCGTCGCGTTGGGGTTGACGACCAGGTCGAGGCCCGCGACGGTGCCACGGGTTGAGCCCTGGACGATGACGCCGTTGGCGTTCGACGGGCTGGCCGCGGCGAACAGCGGACGGCCTTCGCTGTCGACCTCCTCCATCAGCTTCTCCCAGGTCACGTCGTTCGTGCCCGCGGGGTTAACGTGGAGGGTGTCGGGGGCGAAGCGCATCACGTTGTAGGAGTCGGCGATGCCCTGGACGATGGCCTTGTAGATCGTGGCGCCGTCGGACTGTGCGGCGGAACCGTTGGCGGTCAGGTGGGCGAATTCGTCGACCGTCTGCGCGTACTGCGCGGCCATCTCGATGATGAGGCGGTCAAGGAACGCGGGGTCGCTGCGCTCGATGAGCTGGCGGGAGATGCGCTCGCCACCGCCGAAGGTCTTGACGTCGACGGTCAGGTAGTCGAGGGTGAACGCGGTGCTGTCGACCTCGTCGCCCTCGGCGGACTGCTCGGCGACAGACGGCTTCTGCGTGACGCGCGGGATCTTAAAGTCCATGCCGTCAGCGGGCAGCGTGTCGCGGCTGATGCTGTCGATGAACGGGCGGCTGTTGTCGAGGACGCTGATGACCTCGGTCAGGAACCGGGTCGGGACGACGCCGGCGCCGGTGGTGGTTGTGTTGTCGGCGAGGGCGGCCTCGACGATCATCTGCGCGTCGCGGTCACCCGCGGCAGCCTGCAGCTGCGTTGCGGCGTAACGGCCGGCGGTCATGCCCTCGAGCGCGCGGGGCGCGCCGACGGTGATGTACTGGCTGGTCGGGGCGGCGGCCTCGACCGGCGTGGAGGCCTCGACCACCTCGGCGGCGGGCTCGACCTCGGGGGTCTCGTTCTCCATGGTTGCTGGCTCCTGGTCGGAGGGTTCGGGGTTGGGGTCGTCGTCCGGGCTGGACGCTGCGACCTGTTCCACTCCGGCCTCGGAGAAGGCCGGGGTCGTGACGAGCGACACCTCGACGAGCTCGGCCGCTGTGACGACGTAGCCCTCCTCGGTGTCCTCGAAGTCGATGATGTTGGCGCCGACGGACAGGCCGTCGCGCAGCCCTTCGGACGCCTCGATCAGGGCGTCGCGTCCGGCGGTGGTCCGGCTGAGCTTAAACGTGCCGGTCATGTGGTTGGGGCCGTCGACGAAGCCGGTTGCGCGGCCGATGGGGCGTCGGCCGTCGTGCTCGAGCAGCAGTCTGACGGTCTCGGGCGGCGTGGCGAACGCGCCTGCCTGAAACGCGACGGGGCCCAGCGAGGTGTTGCCGAACTGGCCGTAGGGGACGACGGTGCCGACGATGACGCCCTTGTCGGAGTCGGCCGCGGTCACGTCGGCGGTGAACGTGACGTGCAGCTGCTTGTTCATCAGCGGGTTCCTTCGCCGGGGGCGAGGTCCTCAAGATCGCGTACCTCGTCGGGGGACAGGATGCCCAACGGGACGAGCGCCTGGTAGAGCTGTGCACGCTCGATGGGCGAGGACCGGAGAAAGTCGGTCAGGTCGAATTTGACTGCCTCGCGGGACACGAGGATGTCGTCAAGGCTGAGACGCTGCTCGATGCTCGTGATGAACGGCATCAGGGCGAAGTCCAGCAGGTCGCGCCTCGAGTTGCCGACGTTCTGGTAGGTCATGGACGACCCGGCGTCGACACCGAGGTACCAGGGCGGGATCCCGGCGGCTCGTGCGAGTTCCTGCGACGTCGTCTGCCGCGCTTCGGTGAGTGCCATCTCGGACGGTGTGAAGCCCACCTTCTCGATGTCGATGGACTCGTTAAGGTAGGCGGTGGCGGAGCGGTTGCGGGCTTCTCGCCAGGCGGACAGCAGCTCGGTGACTTTGCCGGATGGCAGCGGCGACCCGGAGTTCTTGAGGGCGACCATCGGCGACGGCGTCTCGGCGTAGGTGAGCGCGGCCTGCTCGAGCTGGATGGCGGTGCGGATGGTGCGGCCGGCGCGGCGCAGCATGCCGTCCTCGTAGCCGGAGAACACGACGAGGCTGTTGACGCCGCGGGATGGCAGCCGGGAACCGTCGAGCGTGTAGTACTCGACCATGGTTCCTTCGCGGTTCGTGTGGGCGCCGACGCGGGACGGGTCGATCCAGCGGAACCGTGAGGGGCGGCCGTCCTCGGCGTACACGTCGATGATCTGCCAGTAGGCGACGCCGTAGAAGAACAGCGAGTCGACGGTCCAGGCGAGCGTCGTCTGCCGGGGGACGAGCGGGTCGGGCTGCGACATCCACGGTGCGGGCCGCAGGTCACGGCCTTCGCTGGTGAACCGGTACAGCGGCAGACCGCTGATGCTGCCGGCGATGATGTTGCGGGCTCGAGCGACCGCGGGGACGGTCATCGCCTGGTTGCGTGCCACGTTTACGCCCGCGGCCCCGGTCAGTTGCTCGAAGGTGGGCCAGCGGGCGGGGGCCAGCGACGCGGTGACGGGAGTATCACCCTCCTCAGACGACTGGGGAGGCGCGGTGCCGAGGATGATGTCGAGCAGGCCCATGTTCGCTAATCCTAACCGACGACGATCGATGCTTGGGAGACTGGGCGCACCGCATGGTGCGTGGCCATAGCGAGTGCGACTGACGCGCAGACCGGTCCGGCGGACTGGCGTCGGATGATGCGCCACCCGCCGTCGCCGGTCTGCTTCCGAGCCGACGCCGCGATCTGTTCGGTCAGCAGCTCCTGGCCGGCGTGCTGCAGCCGCTTCGACACGATGGCGCCGAGCAGCTCGTCGCAGGCCTGTGTGAACGCCGCACCGGACACGTCACCGACCGGGATGCCGGCCGACGCGAGCCTGGAGGCGATGCCGGCGGCGGTCCACCGGTCGAACGCGACGACGCGGGCGTAATACTCGCGGGCACGGTTGGCGACCTGGCTGGCGACCTTCATGTCGTCGATGGTCTCGTCGGCGTGCCACGAGTCGAGGACGAACGCGGCGAGGCTGGACGCTTCCTCGTCGAGCTGCTGGACGGCGACGAGGGCGGCGTCGCGCCGGTCCGGGGTGACGTCGATGGCGAGGAACGTCGGACGGTCGACCTCGAGTTCGA